GAACCGACTTTTACAGTTCCTTCACTTCCTTTATGTGTCGCCATTTTCTACCTCGTCTTTCGACTTTTTCTTAGAAGAAGATTTAATTTTATCTTGCGAATGGACTGCTTCCTCTTTCCAACCCATATTCAATAAAGACTCAACCTTAGAAGGATGAGCTTTTATAGAAACTTTTCCATCAGGACTAATCATTTTCATAATTGTCTCCTATACTGCTACATCAGGATTGGTTTCCTGAACGTAGTAATTAGTTAAGAAGGTTAAACTCACATATCCTAGTGGTTTTTCACCTTCACCATTAAACTCTATTTCTGTTGATTCTAAATAACAGTCTTTAGCTAATCCATCTAAAGTTCTATCTGCTGCTATTGCTTCTTCAACTTCTTTTGATATTGTATCAATAGTATCATCAAAGTCACTAGTAGCTTTTGCATATCCTTCTACTACCACTGATAATTCTCTACTCATAACCCTATCAGTACCTATAACTATTGGTTCAGAAGTTTCTGACTTAGTATAGATAACTAATGCTGGTACTGTTTCTAATGGATAAACCCTTGACTCATAAACTCTTGAACCAGTTGTAGTTAAACCAGTTAAAGTAGTTCCAAACTTTTCTCTTATTTGTTGTCTTACATGATTTGCCATTATATTTCCTCTAACATTAATGCACTAAAACCTGTTCTATCTGCTTGTATATTAACAACAGTATAGCTTTGTGCTGCTTTGAGTATATTACCATTTGTATCTTTAATTGCAGATACATCTAATCTATTTCCAAATGCAATATTTGGCACATCTATAGTTCTGCAATAGGCTATTGGTTTTAATGCTTCAACACCAATGCCTTCTTCTTGTTCTACATATTCATTATTTAAAATAATATTAATTGTTGTAGAAGTACCATTATTTGTATAAACAGCAGATACACCATGACCAAAATTAATATCTAAATATCCAGCCATATCTAATTCAGTTTCTAATCTAAATTGGGACATTATTCTTCCTCTAACACCAAAGAAACTAAACCTGTATTATCAGGTTCAACTGTTTTAACAACAAATGTAGTTGTTGGTTTTAAAACATTACCTTTATCAGTTGTTATTGCATCAACTCTTAATTTATCTTGTTGAGATATATAGGGTACATCAGATGCTTTGACTATTGCTCTTGGTTGATAACCAGCAACAGGAACAGTGCCACCTTCTATATTGAAATATTCTTGGTCAATAATAATATTAATGTTCTTAGAGAATCCTGAATCAATATCAAAAAGGGTATCTATTAATGGGAAGTCATCCCATAAAGATTGTTGGACTTCAAAGAAAGTGGCAGTAACACCATGACCTGTTGTTGTATCAACATAGGCGTTAAAATCTAATGCACTCTCTAAAGGCATGATTTACTTTTTAGCTCTAGTCTTAGGAGCTTTTACTTTTGAAGTTTCTAAACCTACGCTTCTATCTTGTTTTTCAGCTTTAGGCTTACCTACATGAACTTCAGCTTTACCATATCCACATAAAGCATGACCTTCATGTTCAGGTAATTCAACTATATCGCCAGCATGAACTTTAGAACCACCAGCCATTGTATCTGTTAAAATTTTGTATTTTTTCATATTTAAGTTGGCGGTATTGCTACCGCCATTCCATTTAAGCATCAGTTAATTAGTCGCTTGATTTACAGAAAGATACTGCATGTCTTACAGCAACATCAACAGTTTGTAGAGCAACAATTCTTACTCCACCTGAAGTTGATAATGCATAAGGGTCAACAGTAATATCTAGTCCACCATACATACCAATTAATAAGTCTGCAAAGTTACCAAAATAGAAATCACCACTTGTTACTTGATTACTTCTAACAACATTATAACCATTCATAGTGTTATCAGGAGAAACAACAAACTGAGCAGTACCAGTAGCCTTTTCAGTTGTTTTTAAAGTACCAAAGTCAGCAGGTCTACAGATATAACCTAAAGAACCAGTTAATGCGTTGTCATTAGCAACAGCACTTTCCATAGCTACAATTTCAGCCCATGTTGGGTTAGCAGCAGCAAAAGTTGTAGTGTTAATACCTGAAGTATTAGCAATACCTGTTGGCTGACCACTTGAACCTGAACCAGCTAAAGCACCTAAATCAATAGCAGTTGCTATAGATTGTGTTAGGTCATCTCTGATTAAGTTCTCAACATCTAATGATGATTGTTGTAATAACAATCTTGTAGCATCAGTAAAAGCACCAACTACTTTAGGAGACATTGTTACTGAGCCTGAAGTAAATTCTGATTCAGCAGCAGCAGTTCCTTCTGTAGCTATCCATGCACCACTAGCAGCAGCAGTTTTCTTAGGTATTACAACATTACCTTGTAATCCTCTAAGCATTGTTGCACCAGCTTGCATTACGCTTGAGCTGTTTCTTAATACATCAATGAAGTCTCCACCTCTATAATCTTCAGCGATTAGAGTTGAATCATCAGATGAATTAATATCTCTTTGCTTCCAAGTTCTTAGAACTTCAGCAGGTAACATGATGCCTTGAGCATCTTTACCATATTGTCTAGCAGCTTCAGCAGAACATTCAAATTCAAATGCTGCATCTTCTTGTGCTTTTCTGTCAGAAGGATTAGCCATAGCTCTGATTGCTCTTACTAGGCTGAACTCTCTAACTTCTTCTTTAGTCATGCCAATTTCTGAAGGAGTTTCTAAAGGAGTATTGTTAGAAATGTTTTCTAATAAAATTCCTCTAAATTCTGCAACAGAGACACCATCACTAATTGCTTTATCAGCTAAATCTCTTTTGTTGTGCTTAACAGCTAAATCTATGATTTCTTTTGAATTTCTTTTGAATTCAGCTTTAGCGTCTTCAACAGTTTGAGCTCTAACTTCGTCAAGATTAATATCTTGTTTCTTTTCGTTTTCCATTAGTTTTACCTCAATGTTTTTATTTTGTTTATCTTTACTACGACCTACTCCAACGAGTCTACTTTGGTCTGCTGGAACTGATACAGAAGATACTTCCATAGGAGTCCACTGAGCTTTATAGTAAGTCTCATCTTTGTGTTCATAGCGTTCTAATTTATCGATTCGATATCCAACAGATATATTCATACGAATACCATCTTTTACGTCTTCAAATACTTCGCGAGCTAAAGCAGATTTTCCAAATCTAACTACAGCAGTTGTCCTCTTTGCTGTCTCATCTAATTTGAATTCTTCAATTACACCAATTTGCTTAGTCATATCATGGTCAAGCAATAATGGTGCTCTTCCTGAATTTATAAACTCCATGTTTATATCTTCAGCAGAATGTCCTAGCACTTCCATGCCAAAACTTCTTTCAACAGGTTCTTCAGAAGAAACACCTACACGAACTATTCTTTTTTCTTCATCAAGATAAGAATGTTTAGATAAATCAATGGTTCTATATTTCATAGGCATATCAATTACTTTTCTTTCCTCATCTTCATGTTCCATAGATACTTCGTCTAGCATTTCTACTTCTTCACCTTCTTGTTCATCCTCGTGGTGCTTTGAGAACTCAATGATTACAGAATCATCAGTCTCATTCACGTTGAGGATATGTCTATCTTCTTTATTCATAGATTTCTCCTCTTTATTTGTTGATAAAGGATGTTTTTCCAATTCGTTAGAATTGAAATCGTTAAAATCCCTAATGGGATTAATCTTTCTTAAAGTGCTAAATTTATGTCCTACTTCAATATCAGTAGGTTCGCCACTTCTATAAACTTGTATTAATGCAGCAGGGTCATCCTCAGTTCCAGTAATAGTTAATTCACTATTTGGAATATTAATTGACCCATCTCTTTCTATTTTTATTATCTTACCTCTAGCTCTGCCACCAGCACTATTCCAACTTACAAAATCACCAATCTTTAATTCATCAGGCATAGCTCTTTCTTCTTCATTTTTCATTTGATTAACTTTTGTTTCTGACCATTTATAACCAGCATCTCCACCCCATAATGCCCAAGCTATTCTGCCATTAGAAGGATAGCCTTCTTCACCAGCATTAAAACCTTCTGCTTGTTTATCTACTTCATGTCTTGAAAAGAAGCTATACATTCTTTTTATAGTGTCATCAGATAGGTTTTCACCAGCTACTATTTGTCTTGCTCTTACAGCACCAACTCTAGTACCACCACGACCAAACTCCTCTCTCCAGTCTAAACCTTTTTGAGCTTCGACTTTCATTCCTTCAGTTGGTCTAGCCATCATCTTCCTCTTCCCCACCTTGTATCTTAGCTTCTACAGGAAGTTTCTGACCAAATGGTTGATAAGCTAATTCAATATCATATTGTTTAGCTAGTTCTATTTCTTTTTGATGTTGTTCAAATAACTCTTCAGTATCTCTACCATAAGAAGCAGAAATATCAGAATAAGTAAGTGTTCCATTTTGTAAACCTATTACATTAGCTTGCATTTCTTTTAGTGGGTCAATCCAAGCAAAACTTCTTGGAATGTAATTTACTGACCTAGCAAACTTATCATATTTACCCATAGGTAAATTGATATATCCAGTTGATATAGCCATCTCTAACCAAGATTGGAATACTGGATTTACAAAATGCTCAATTACAAATTGTTGATATATCTGATACATACTTCTGTCCTCAAGAGCACCTTGCCTGATACTTGAATAATTGACTGAGGTCAAATCGTTGGAAAGCGAGTGATATGAAATGTTTAAACCTGAAGCTATACTTCTAAGTACGCTTGTTGTAAAAGAATCAAAAGCAGATGTTGGATGCGTAGGGTCAAATGCTTTGAAGTCCATACCACTAGGTAATTGTTCAAATACACCAGCTTGAGCGTTCATTGTAGGATTGAATGTGTCCTCAAATTCTCCATCTCCAACATAGCCGTCTCCGTCAGGCGAAGTAAAGAAACCCATCTTAGATGCACCAACTCTAGCTGCAACTATCTCAGCTTCTAAATAACCATTTAACATTTTCACATTAGCCATAGCTGTAGCAACCAAAGAAACACCTCTAGTTTGTTCTGCTCTAGTAGGTAGGTAAGCATGGATAATCTCATCAGCAGGTACTCTAATGTGTTGTGCTTGACTTAAATAAACTCTATCGTAGGGATGGTCTTTATATAAATGATAAGCAACTGGTCTGTCATACTTATCTACTTCAACACCCATTTTAACTTTGTTGCCAGTAGCTTTATAAACATCATTTTTATTTTCATCTAAATGGTCTGCTTCTAAAAACTGTAACTGAAAACCAAAGGGTGAATTACTATCTTTTATTTTTCTAATTAATACTTCACCATCTCTACATAGTGATTCAACAAATATTTTTTGACAATCTAAGAATGATAATCTGCCATTAGTTGTACAACTTCCGACTTGACCCCATTCTCTCCAAGCACGTTCAATGAGCAGGTTAGCTCCAATGTCTAAAGAACCATTATCGTTCCTAGCCTTAGAGCTAACTCTTATGCCATGCTTACCGATAACATTAGATACCATCAGGTTTAAGTATCTAGCAATATAGCTATCGTTTCTTGCTAATTCTCTTGCTCTATCTCTTAGAATTCTTATGTTATCTTTTATTTCAGCATCAGCACTTGTAGATGTGGTAACAAAATCTGCAAACAATCTTCCAGTGTTAGCTCCTGTATAGCTTCTTCTATATGCTTGTCTTTTCTTTTTCTTAGGTTCGTTAATACCTAATATTCTGTTATACCATGCCATTATGTGTAACTCTTAGGAGTTGAGCCAGCAACTTTACCAAAATTAACTTTGATAGTATTTCCTGACCCACGTTTATTTTTAATTCTTTGTATTTTAACTTCTTTAAGATATTCAGCTTTGTATCTATCTCTAAAAGTTAATAGTTCGTCTATAGACATTCTTGATAAAGACCTACCAGCTATAGACATAGATGATTGGTCAATATTTGCTCTGTTCTCAATGACTGCTTCAATGCTATCTAAAACAATCTTTGCATGACTTCTAACTGAAGCAGTTGAAGTTGCATAATTATCTTGGACTTCTACAAAACCTTCTTCTAGTTTGACTCTTGCAGAATCAGAACTTCTAGTTATGTAAGATACCCAGTTGTAATTACCTTTTGTGTAAGAAGATGTATTGCTAGCTTCAATTATATAAGTGTCACCTGACTCAGTTGCAGTCAAAGTGAAATTAGAAGCTGTAGCACCATCAACTAAATTAAATTCATAAGATAGTGAATAGTCTGCTACAGGATAATCGTTAGCTAAATCTTCTCTTTTCCATGCCCAATAGTCTCCCAACTGAAGTTCAGTAGGAACTTGGGGTGGATAATTTGTTGAATCAAATTTGTTGCTCAAGCAAAAACCTCATAAATGTTTTAGATATATCTACATCTAACACTAATGTGCATTAGGCTCTTGTCAATATTAAAAAGGGAAAAAATAAAAAAGGCTCAATTAAGAGCCTTTGGTGATTTTGGTGGGATTATGCTGATTTTTTTGTCGCACCTGCTAAATTTTTTTCATTAATAAAATCCCATGCTTTTTTTATATCTTCTTTTGCAGAGCTTATATAAATATCTATCATTTGCATTGTTGGTCTTTTTCTTGAAAGATATGCCTTTCTAATTTGCTTGGCATGAAAATTATCTAACTGACCCCATACAAAAGCTATTTGATTAAAAGTCTTGCCATCTTGGGAATAAAAATCAGAAAATTTAGGTAACTGTTGCGTTACACCATTTGGATTGCTGATATGAAATAATAATTTATGATTTTTATTCATACCCTCGTCAGTCTTAGCTTTAGTTTCAACCCATTCATATAAATCAAAAGTTAAATCATTTCTGTAAAGTTTTTTTGCTTGTTTGTAATTCATGTTTGACTCCTTTTTGTTTAACATAAGCATATTATACACATATAAATATATAAATGTATATAAAATAAGTAAAAAAAGTGCAATTATTTCCAAGAAGTAGCGAAATTACCTCTATTTATACCTCTTTGTGGTCTATTTTGTGCTTTTTCTTTAGGTTTTGACTCTTGGGTAAGTATTTTATTCTCAATAGAATCATAGTTAGGATTCAAGATATAGATAGCAGCAAAGTTATAAACCAATGTATCTAATGCTTCGTTTCTTGGTCTTACCTGCTTCCAAACTAGCGTTTTCCTACCTCTTACAAACTTTGTGATTCTTTTTTCTGCTGTAAGCTGCTTAAAGTATTCTTCATCTAAGTCAGAGCAGAAATGCAAAGTAGTATTTTCAGTTTCAGTAGATAATCTAGCAAAAATAGCTTCTTTTGCACTATCAGAACCAACACCATAAAGAACAGCTTTGTTTTTTCCAACAAATGTAGGTCTATTTGCTATTGGTTTACCAGCTTGAGATAAACCTTTGATTGCAAAGATTCTTCTAGCTTGTCGTGGTTTGGTAAATTGATAAACCATATTGGTATGATGACCACCTGAGTCAATCGTGCAACACGATATAGGTATCAATCTTTCAGATTCAGTTTTAAATCTTTTCTTTAAGTAAGCATCTAAATCATTCCAAACATTCATAGCATTTGGGTCACCCCAAAATATCTTGTAATCACACACCCATGCTTCATAGTTTTTACCCCAACCAACTAACTGTAATTCTAATCTGTCTTTTTGTGTATCAACACCAGCAGTTAAAACTAAAACATCTTCAGGGATTGTTGTGTAATCATAATTTAATCTTCTTTCTAGTAATGTTTCATATTCAACAGCTTCACCTTGTTCTTCCCAAGATTCACCAAGAGCAGTATTAATCCAAGTCTTTAACATCTCAGGATTCTTTTTAGCTTCAAGAAATGATTTAGCCATATCTGCCCAAGTAGACCAAACTGAATATAGTTCTGATATATGGAATCCTGCTGTATTTGACTTAGGAGCTGATGCAATCCATTCACCATGTTTTAACATCCATTGTTTTTTTGATTCATCTATGACTGAGCCACAATGTTCGCAAGCATAAGAAGCTGTCTCAGGTTTATCTTCATCCCAAACTACATTTTTCCATTTAAGGACTTGGCTCTCATTACATTCAGGACAAGGAACATGATAATAACGTTTATCTGATTCTTCAAAAGCAGTTTCTATTCTTGATAGTCCTTTAATTGTAGGAGTAGAACACATATATATCTTTTTATTCCAAAAAGTGGTTGTTCTTTTAGTCGCTAGTGATATTGGGTCACCTTCTGCTCCTGCTGATTGTTCGTATCTATCAACCTCATCAGCTAATACAATTCTAATCGGTCTTGATGCAAGTCCTGATGCAGAATTAGAACCAACAATGTTTAGATTACCACCTGCAAACTTTTTAGATAAAACTGTATTACCTGAATCACGACTTCTTGGGTCTTTTACACAATCTCTTATCTTCTCTGAATCTCTAATCATAGTAGCAAGTCTATCTTTACTAAATGCTTGAGCCATTTGTAGAGTTGGTTGCATGATTAGCATTGGAGCTGGGTCTTGGTCTATGTAGTAACCAATTACATTTAACAAAATCTCAGTAGCACCAACTTGAGCAGATTTCATAAATACTATTCTTTGAATATCAGGGTCATTAAAAGAATCCATTATCTCTCTTTGATAAGGTGCTCTATCAGTTCTCCATGCACCTGCTTCTGCTGAAGATTCAGGAGATAATCGCCTGTAGTTATCTGACCAGCTACTAATCTTCAGATTGGGTGGTGGAGTCCATGTCTGATTCGTCTCCTGTATCACCTTTTCTATATTTTTGAGGTATTCCATTTTGAGCTAACTCGTTTAGTGCTTCATGCACTTGTTCTTTTATAATTAATTCTGCTTCTGCATATTTATCTACAGTTATAACCTGATGTGCAATTCTTGAAGGTAGTCCTAATAGCTTTGCTCTTGCATTAGCTACATAGTCAACCCAAGTATCTTCAACTAATTGTGCTGGTATTAGGTTGCCTTCTAATTCCTCTACTTCCAACTCTGCTTTTCTAGCTTGAGCAGCAGTTAGTTTAGTTTTTTCTTCTGCAATATCACCAGTACCACTTCTTTTGTGATAACCGCCTAGCTTTCTAAGGTACGAGATGTATGCAACTCTGCAAACATCAATATTTAGAGGACTTCTACCCTGTTTTGAGGGAAAGATACCATCTCTAATTAGTTCTGAGACTCTTTTGACTGATAAATCCAAATGGTCTGCAACTTCTCTTTGTGTAGCCATACAGTGCGTTTATTACCCTATTAGATTTGGACTGTCGCTAAAAAAAAACTGTGGTCGCGAATAACCCACGTTGAATGCTGTAGAAGAACCTATCATTTGGCGTTCCTTAGTGCTTTGGTAAATGCTTCAGCAAAATTCTTATCAAACCTAGCCTTGCTATACTTCTCAGCTATCTTGTAGAAGGGAAACATAGCGTTATAAGTTACACTGTTTTTAAATGCTACCATTAGCTTTACTGACCTATCCTTTTGTCTTTCCCAAACACCATCAATACTTTTTATGTTGCCTATAAATTGATTTTGTTTTTTTATCAGACCACTCTTTCTTCCAGCAATATTACCAAATTTATTTAATCTAGCATTAGGAATGTATGGCACACCAACCTTCGATGATTCACCTGACCTGACACCACCATGAACTAGATACTGCATAAACTTGTTTGCCCATTCAGTAAAACCTAACGTACCAGTAAGACTGGTCTTTCTTGCAGCTATTCTGTAAAAAGCCTTTGTAGTTCTAGCCATTGGTCTATCTAGCTTTTGTATCATTTGTTTCTGCATCTCTCTGTCTAATCCTCTCATACGATTACCTTTACCAATACCTAATGTCTTGTTGATAGCCATAGCAGTTGCAAATGGCACTTGTTTCTTTTGCACGTTAGTCGTCCACTTAGTCACATCTTTAATATTATCTTTTACAGATACCTTCATCCCTTTCTCCAGTGCGATTGTGTTTGAAACTTAAGACCTAATGCTTTAGCTTTCCTTCTGATAGTAGATGGATGCACATCATAAGTCATAGCAATATCATGTGATGATTTGCCTTCCTTAATCTTCTGTTCTAATTTTTGTTTATCTATCTTCATAAGTTCTCGTAATGTTCTATTAACTTATTAATATACCAAACAGACTTCTGTAAGTCTTGTATATTGGCATCTTTGTATTTGTGGCGATGCAAGTATTTAATTGCATTACCTTCAAGATAAGCAGGGAATTCTTTACCTAATTGCTGTTTAATATAGTCAATACATTCTAGCCCACCTTTAGCGTTGTTATAATGAGCTGGGTGATTTACTGGGTCATTCATTTCTCTCTCCTTATTATTTCATTCTTACATTTTTGTATGACCTTTTTCTTAGAATTAGGTGATTCAATATAATCATTCAGTTCTTTTAGTGTCATACACTTTAGATAGTAATGCTCAATAGTTGTCTTACCTGTAGCTCTATCTCTAATCTTTGCACTTGGTTTTAGTTTTATTGGCATTTGTCTTTTCCTGCTTCAATTAATTTAATTTCTTCTATATTTAATTTTACTTTTTTATCAAGATATTTAATAAATATCTCAGGCTTGATTACAAAAGCATCAACAAGACCAGTTTCTTTTGGCATACCCTCTATAGGTCTTATATTTTCTTTTTCATTTTTAATACAATCTTTTATTTTATATGTTTTAAACCAGTTTATTTCATTGTTAATAATATAAGCCCACCAATCTGCTGTACTTACATTTATACCTGATGGTTTTTTAAAACCATTGTTAGTATTGAAAGTTTCTATAAAAATATTTTTATGCAAAGTTCTATCATTTTTAACTTCGACTGTTACTTCTCCATAGTGTGTTTCAACAAATAAATCATGTGTTTTAACATTACCTTTAACAAGCTGGGTATTTGGATATTTATTTTTTATTCTATTTGCAATTATTTGTTCACCAACATGACCAAAAATTAAATCACCATCAAAATTATCTGTATATTTATTCACTTCTTCTTTTCCTTTTTCTTTTTACCAAATATTTTTTCCCAGTTAGCATCAATTTTCTTCTTATCTTCTTTCCTTCTTTTGCTACCCTTTCCACCATCTTTAACATCATTCCACTTAGACATAATTAACCTTCTGAAAATTAACTGATTTATCTAATTTAGATAGCAATACTTTTGCTTGCATAAAATCTTTAGGTAAACATCTTAATAATTCTTCTACACTAAATATCACCATATCTTTTTCTGCTTTGTGTATTTTTTCTAATACAGGTTTATCAGCATCAGTATCACAAATCAAAGCTGTCTTATTATCAAAGTTAAAACATCTAGCATTAGGTTGTATTTGTATATATCCACTTTCTTCACATTTGATATTTAATTGCTCAAAAGCTCTTATCATCATTTCAACCATTTTTAGTTTCTTTTGAACAGTATCGTTTTGTAAAGATTCTTTTAGCATTTGTTCTGCTCTACAAAACTTAATCTCAAAATTAACACCTACCATTTTGAAGATACGTTTTCGATTACCCCACTTAACATAAGTATCAAGTTCATAAGTTCTTAATTCTTTTAACTTTTGTTCTAAAGTTTCGTCTAAATATGTTTTTACAGGTTTGGTCATAATACTCGAATCTCATAGTGGTTTGGGTTGGTTGTATTAGAAATACAAACCAAACCAACCAACTTTTTGATGATTTTGCTAAAAAACCAAACCAAAACCAAACCTAAACCAAACCTAAACCAAACCTTCATTAAATATCTCCTTATCTAAGTTTTTAGACTGATAACCATATCCTTCTTTGTAATGGACTAGCTCATTATCTTTTAAATCTCTTAATCTTGACTTCAACGTACTATCGTTAATCTCCATTTCATTTAAAAGAATAGTATGCTTGACCCAGTAACTAACAGGGTCATTTGGTGCTTTTTCTTTTTGTATCTTCTCAATAGCTTTTATAGTTTCTTCTCTTGCTCTTGATAAACCTATCTTTCTAGGCGATTCGTCAGTCAATGCCAATACGCCTGATGTAACACCTTCATATCCATATAATGTAAGTTCTTTAAATTGGAAATATAAATCATCTATAGGCGTACCATCTTTAACTAATGTTTGCTTCAAAGTAACAAGCATAGCCTTATCATCGCTGTTCTTATCTCTATCTACTCTAAATTCATAATCAAGAGCTGCTGGTAATACTGAGCTACCTCTAGCTCTTCCATTAGAACCATGACCTGTATGATGAACAATAACCATAGATGCATGAAATTCTTCTTTAAGCTCATCAATACGCTGAATAAACTTGTTCATGTCCTCAGTGCT